CTGAAAAGATAGGTCCATATATCTTCAAGTTGCTAAATAAGGAAAAAATCGCTATTTATTCCGATTAAAGTGGTGTTTATTTAGGATGCCTTATACACTAATACCGGAAACTTTAGGTGTTGGGGGTCTATCGAGGAGCTTTTCCTGGGGCGGCGGCGGCCTCGGGCGGCGCCGGGCGGCCTCGGGCGGGTCGACTGGCGGGTCCACTCACGCCCCTTGCTGACGTCGCCCCTCCTCCCTGCCCCTCCTCCCTGCTTTGCCCGTGCAGGATGTCGGCAATGGACATCGACGCCGGCACCGACACCGACACCGACGCCGGCACCGACACCGAAAACGGCATCACCGACCCCGACGCCGCGTCGGGGTCGATGATGGTGACGTACACGGGCAACGCCAACACGCGCAACGCCCGCCCGCACGTTGCCATGAACAAGACCGAGCTCGGCTTCAAGGCTCTTCGTGGCTTCATCCTGCGCACATTCTTCAACAAGATGAAGCAGTTTGAGGCGGCAGTCGAATGCGTCGTGCTCGTCAAGGGGACCGCATACTCGAAGAAGACCGGCACCATGTCGCAGCACTTCACCGCAACGGGCAACACCGAGTATGCGCAGGCCAAGGCCAACGAGTACATGTCCACCTTCCTGCTCAACGAGATGCCCGACAACTCTGACGCGCGCCTCGTCGAGTCGGCGCGCATCGTGAAGCCGGTCATGTGGACCTCTGAGCCCGCCAAGGTCGGCATCGCATCCGCGGTCGACATCACCAAGATCCTGTGGCACGAGGAGTTTGACGACGCAAAGACGATCGACGGCAAGAAATTCGGTCGCGATTGCAAGCAGATTTGGGACACCGCGTGCAGCAACCCGCACATGATGCCTGCGTGGTGGAACGCTACGGTTCCGGGCCACAACATCGCCTTCACGCGCGCAAACGTCGTGCTCCACTACAAGGTCATCGTCGAGACGAAAGGTCAGGAAGCTTTTGATATCGAGATGAAACGTTACGCCGACGCGGCCGGCGGCGCCGAGGATGCTGAGACGACGCGCCGCATCATCGCTCTTCAGGAGGCGATCAGCGCGCTCGAGGAAGTCGATGAGCCGTTGATGAACGGTCTCGTCGCGTCGATGAAGTCGATCGTCCTGGTGCAGAAGGCGGATCGCGGTGAGATATTGGCCAAGGCGCTCAACGACGCCAGTATCGAGATGCGCACGTTCTCGGAGACGCTACGCAACGAGTCGGTCGCTGAGTACGCCAAGATCACGGAGATTGGTCACCGCTTCATCGCGCAGAACACGGTCGAACACGCTGAGCTCGACGTGAACGACGTCCGGTCCAAGGCCATCGAGGCGCAGCAGGCGTTCGAGCGTGCTCAGCTCATCGCCGCCAAGGCCAACAAGGACCTCGAGGCGGCTGAGAAGGCGAAAATGGCGGCCGAGGAGCTGGCTTCCAATGTGCCGGCAGCGATGCAGTGCAAGAAGTACGTTCTCTGCGCGAACGAGGCTGGGCACCGCGGCGTCTGTTACCGCGGCGAGTACGTCAACCTCCTCATCGACAAGCTGCACATGGCCGATCCATGGCGCACGAACCTTAAGGTGCCGGCGACAATTATGCACATCCGCGAGCTCGTCACGACCGGGGGCAAGACGATGGCGGATGCGTTCGGCGTGGTGAATTGGAAGATCGCCGCGGACAAGAAAGATGCGTACGACGATTGGTATAACGAGCCGTACATCGTCAACCAGTTCGGCACGACGATCAAGACCTACGGCGAGGCGCTGTGGGCCGAGATCGTCGAGCGCTTCATCGACCACATCATCCCGCTTCCGGAGGTCGCGGTGAAGACCATGACGCAGCTCGCTAAGGAAGAGATCGCCGCGCGGAAGGCGGCGAAGGCTGTCGAGAAGGCTGCGCAGGAGGCGGCGCGCGAGGAGGCGAAGGCCAAGCGCCAGGCGGAGATGACTGCGCGCGAGGTGGCCGCTGCCAAGCGTCTCAAATCCGTTCAGGACGCGCGCAACGTCTTCAAGCCGAAGCTGAGCTTGCGGCAGGAGATGGCTTCCCAGAAGAAAAAGGAGTGCCTCGCGAAGCAGGGATACTAGCGGGTTGACACACCACATCTCACCAAGCACACAACACGCCACCGCATCACATCGCACCAACATGCCAACGAACAACACGTCAGCCAACGCACATTTCGGCGCGTTTCTCACTGCCAATAGAGACGCGAACCTGTCAGCATGATGTAAATCAATCGTAATCACTCAGATCGTCATGTTACATATTCCGTTCTTGGTGGAAGCTGCCAGCTGGCACGCCACATGAACTTGTTTCATTCGTTCTTACTAATTAAGTCGAACGACATAACTCGAATCGTCCACATCGACCGCGTAAGCCTCATGTGAGTGAACGATGTATACGAAATGATATTTCATGCCCGTCGTCTTGCTCGTTGTTATCCTTCGCTTCTTCACATCGCACGTCCTGTTGAAAGTCACGGCATCCGAGACCGTTGACATAGGAACTTTCGTACGCTTCGCGGCCTCAGCATGCGATCCGACAATCTGAATCGCACCCGAATCGATATCGGTGATTTTGACGCGTTTCCGTGATGTCGTCGCGAGATTATCGTGACGATCGAGGCCGTTATCGGAAGGCGTCCCGATCTCGAGGTTCGATGCGTGATAATTGGATTTATTGTTGTTGGAGTGCTTGATAACCAATCCATATTCCGCGAGCGCATCGGCGAATTCGAAGTATGACGATATGAAATCCGCGAAGTACGATTCAGATAATCCTGCCGATGCCAGTTTCTCCCGTGCGCATGCGGTTATTTTGATGTTGGCACGGAAGAGGTACGCGACGATCATATGACAACGAATAAAACGAGCTTTCATCGTAACGCCCTTGATGTCCTTGAGCGTCACGCTGATCTTTGGGTAATCGCAGCCCGACCCGATGCGCTTGATATCTTTCGATCCATCGGGGTAAAAAATCCACATATTCGAATGGAAAGTCCACTCATTCCAATCAACGGCATCGGAAGGCTTGCCGTACTTTGCAGTCAGTGCATCGATATCGGGATCGGTGCGGTGCGCCCTCCCGGAATGTTTTGCGAACTCATTCTCGGCTATGGATACCCACCTATAATTCCACGGCACGTTATTAGAATCGTCGCCGTCAATATGGTCGATGAAATCCTGGTGCGCGCGGCGTTCGTGAGGCTTGAACGTCGACATGTACGCGCGATGCTTTAAGACACGCATCGAGATCGGCTTGCTTTTCTCCGTGATGCGCATCGTCATCTCGATCGTCGCATCGGTTTCCGTGACGCTCAGGACCATCTCGATCGTCGCGTCGGTTTCCGTGGCGCGCAGCTTCATCGTATCGCCGTTGACGAGCCGTTGCGTTCTTATATTACGAATCGCGCCGTCGGTATTACGTATCTCGTAATTGCTCAGTATGAACTTGCGCTGCGCATCCGTCAATTTACCGGTCCGTTCACGTACGCCCTTGATGTACATGAGCAGCGTCCATTTCGCAGGCGCCGACATGATCTCGGTCTCGTTGAATGCGAGGAGCGCATCGCGCATTTTCTTCGTCTCAATATCGTATCGCGAGATTTCACTCGACGGCGCATTATATTTGAAGACGGGAACGATACCGCAAAACTCGGCAACTTCGATATCAGAGTCGGCGGCGTTCATTGCAGCACGTAATTTGATCGTGTTAAATTTCACGTGCCCTCTCTTCGTATCGATTTCCGCCTTTTGCACGCACCATGCAGACGGTTCGGGGCGCGTAGAAGATACCGTCGCGATCGCTTCCTTGATCGTCAATTCCACGCGATCGTTTCCCGTGGTCTCGAGCTTCTCGAGATTGGAATTGAAGATCGTCAATTTCCATTCGGGATCGTTCTCGTCGTAGCACGCGAAATATTGACCCTTATAGAAAATGTACGTGACGCCGTTCGAGTACGCGATCTTACTGAGCGCCCGGACATCTTTATACCCGAGCGCTTCCAATTCGGCGATGATCTGATCTTCGATTTCTATCTTCGTCTTCTTTGTAAATTCATGGATTCGATGTTGCTTAAGGGCATCTTTTTCCGATTACATGTACTACGACAACGGCGATTCACATCTCAAGACTGAAATCTTTGATGTGTAAATTCATACTCGAACAAATGCGAAACCAGCAAATAGACGGCTCGCATCGCTCAGGTCCGTGATTACATGACGCGTTCATATATTCATATTTTCATAAATGCAAACGCCGCAAATAATCGACTGACATTTGCGAGATCGGGGTGCGATGCGGACGTGTATCGCGGCTCGAAATGTTTGAGGACGCATCTAGTATTCGTCGGGGTCTCGAACAAATCGACGAGATTGGCGGGAATTTGAGCGCGGAATGGAATCAAGCCAAATTTCTTGGCCGACGCGATCAATGTATCCTCGAATACCAGATACTCGATCGCGCCGTCTGAAATATTCGTCTTGGCCGTGACCGTATCGTTGATATTGCATTTGTAAGCGCTCCCGAACGGCTGTGGCGTCTCGTACATCTGAACGAGATTGACGAATTTGTTCGATTTTGATATCGTATCGTGGATTCTCTGGCCACAAGGTGTCGTTCCGATGAAGCAGCCGCCTTTCTTTAGATTCGACGAGACGTTATGCATGAATGTATCCAGCATCGATTCGGTCTCGCAGAAGAATTGGATTGCGAACATGCACGTGACCGAATCGTAGATTCTCGTCGATGTATACGGCTGCGATCCGAACGTATCACACACCTCGAATTCGCACGCGAGGTCAGGGAACGATTCGACATGTCGGCGTCGTGCCTCGTCGATCTCGGCCGGTGAGATATCGATGCCGCGAATATAATTTAGACAGCTCCATTTAGCCAAATCGCCGCCTCGACCGCATGCGATATCGAGTAGACTCCCTCCCATACAGAACGCCCTAATCATATCGCGTTTGATCGTGTTGTGGAACCGTTTGAGCTCGATCGCCGGGCCTTTCGAGCGATTTGCGAGGCATCGACGAGCATCCTGTGGAGATTCGACTACCGAATCGTAATGATTCCTCGTCGATTCGGTGTTCATTTTTATCGTATGTGATGTGTGCGTATATGTGTATGTGTATGTGTGTGATGCTTAAGCGTATTTCAGAAAAAAAAACAAACATGTTTCACAATAAAACTAAAAAGAGTCGGCGCCACCGATGTGTATTTCGAGCGTATAAGCCGGATGGATGGACGGTTCCTGTGATGCCCGCACCAACAAAATTCCGGTACGAAGATGCGCGTCATGAACTGGCGAAAAAATCTTCTAATTAATTACACGTCATTTCCATCTTCTAATTAATTACACGTCATTTCCATCGGCATCGCTGAATAGAACGGACGTTGTCGGCGACGTCGATACCAAATCCATGTTTTCGTCGTGCAGCGCGAAGATCCGTCCCATGCCGCGCGAATAGTGTAAGATATAAATTTTACCGTCGCGCACCAAAGTCCATTCAGGCTGGCGCACGCATTCAGGATGACTCGTCACTTCGTACCATCCCAACGGCGCGTCAACATTACTGTCCTGCACGCAAAAGGCCGACGTGATCTGCACGCGCGACATTGTATTATTTTTATGAAGTGTCTCTGATCCCGCCGACGCACTCCGCTTCTATATCAAATATCAAATATGGCGTCTCACACCGACAACGAGTACGCCAACTCAGCGCCAACTCAGCGTCGCCAGCGTACCACCCCAACGCGCCTCACGTCACCATCGCCACATCAGCGCCAACTCAGCGTCGCCAGCCTGTCACCCCTGCGCGCATCCAATCTCCTCCAAAGCCCGCGCCTTACATATAAGAAATAAATAAAATGTCGGTCCTTTCACAGAAGCGCGGTGCGGCCATCATCCAGGAGTCGTCCAAAACTCCTCCCAAAGCTCTGAAGACACATGTGGATATCGATGCCATGTACGCCGACCCACTTCACGCACTATGCCAGGCGAGGAACGAGGACTACGCGGGTCTGGAACAGGATCTCAAGATGCTGGAAGGCTACGATATGATGGTGGCCAAGTATGAGGCGATGCACCCCGTCCACACAATGGGCCGCCCAAACGCCTTTGATGTTATTCTCATGTTTTACCAGCCGACGCCATACTACCACCACCCGAAATCTGTCGTGATTACGTTGACTGGCGGCTCGTTCTGTGCGCGGCACCGCAAGCGATTCGTCGATCCGATGGATCCTCGCACAGTTTCCATCGAATTAGTTCGAATGATTTCGCACATCTCCGCGAAAGAACTCGCGACTCTGGTGCTTGAGAAGGCCACTGCTGATGCACGCGTATTGGTTCCGAACGAGAATGTGGCATA